ATGTTTTAGTTGTTGCATTATTGCCTAATGCCCATTTAACAAATTCTGCTGCGACACTATCGCCGCTGTATGGGAATTCAAATCCAATAGATTCTAAGTAAGCATAGTAGCCTCGTATAAATGAATATGTATCTTGTATTTTACTTAGTGTTGCGTCATATTCAAGTATGCTATGCACTGGTGCAAACTTATTATATTTCTTAACTTCTGTTCCTAATATTGAAACACTTTCATATGAAGTTGTGTTGGTATTGTCTGGAGCAAAGAAATTAAACTGTTGCTTTCCATAACCACTACCAGTAATCTTCCAGCCTGGTTTTTTATTTTCAATTGTAATTTCACTTGCAATAGCAATATTAATTGGTGTGCTTTGATACATTGCTAATTCAAAATCATTCTCACCAAGTGTATGATTTGTATCATCAAATGTTTGTGTTCTGAATTCTAATAGATGCTTGCTACTGAATCCATGTAATTGAGTTCCTAGTCTTGTAGTAACACTGGTGTGTAGATTATCAAGGTTGTAGTTTACATTATTACGTAATGCATAGTTATGTAACGATTGTGCTATGCCACTTGCAACATATTCTACTTCTGCTGTTTTGAATGTAAATGTAGATACTTCAATCTGTGAATTACTAATACTTGTGTATATTACCGGCGATGGTGTTAAATTTCTACCACGATGCGATATACTTGCGCCAGTTACTAATCTTTTGTTTATTTGTGATGGGTATACATTTCGATTATCAAATGCTAAACTTACATCACAATCTGTTGATCCAGTAGGACCAACTAATTTAATAAATGTAGTTGTGTCAAATAATTCATTGACATCAACTGTAAGTTCTACATCAGTTACTGATCTTCCATAAACCTTTCCAGGTGTTGCTATCGAAGATGCTTTGTAAATTTCTAAATTATCTTTGCTTAGATAATCTATTGATTTGTCAGTAACTTTAACTGAAGGTGAATAAAAGATACTAGATGCTTTTGTTGGATTCAATTTGATAATTGCATCTATTAGTGCAGCCTTGCCGCTTGCACTTGCTCTCCATTCTGCTTCTAAACCTGCCCAATCACCAAATACAAAATCTTTTTGAGCATTAAGTGATGATACAGACCCTAATACTATTTCTATGTCTTCTAGTGTGCCGTCTGCTTTAACTGGGCATTGTGTATTCCAATCCCACATATTATTTGCCCACTCAATGTCTTGTCTGCCAGTTGATACTAATCCACGCTTTAATGCTTCTTTTAATGCATTACGCTTTGCTGCATCAGTCCAACTATAATAAGTATCCCACCATGTAGGCTTAAATGCATAACCAAGCATGTGCCATGGAGTAAGGTGTGGAGTTTGTGTTCCAAATAAAACTTCGTATGCACCTGTCCAGTGTCCAGGAAGTTTATTATTTTTAAAATGCCCGCTGATATTAGCAGCACTCCAGTTCCATGTTGTTTTATCTGATGAGCTATATGTTCTTGTAGGTTCTGTGCGATTATATTTTGCTTTCCACTGCTTAAATGATTTATACAATGCATCGTCGATTGTTTCTAATGTATACCATGTTTCTCTTGACTTACTTGGCATAAACTTAGAAACCATACCGTATTGTAAACTTTCTACAGATTGATCATCGGTGTTAATACGATCACTTATAACTAATCCTGTGTGAATTCTTTTTTCTAAATCAAACTGACATGCGTTAATAACATCAAAGTCTGAATCAGTCATAATAAACAATTCTGCGTTTGTGTTTAACTTCCATTTAGTTCCATCATGTCCAGTTAATACGTTATCACGCACTTCAGGTGAATATCCTGGCGCAAGTTTAAGTTTTGTTAAACTTGGTGGAACATGGCTTACTTCGTCCATGCTGTTTCTATAAACTGTAATTTTTGGGTAGCCTTTGTTTGGCATTGCAATCGGTTGATATATAAACTCAATTGTATTACCTGTTTGTGTATAATCTATATCTTTTACTGCTAACCGAGTTGTTAATACATCTCCAACATTATCAGAGATATAAACGTAAACGTGGTCTTGTATATTATCATCACTATGAATATTATCTTTTAAAAATATTCTAGGTAATACTTCATCTCCGTCCTTGTGTAAAAATTCTTCTACACGAATAGGAGTTTTATATACCATGTTTGATGTTTTAAATAAGTTGCCGCCCGATCTAGTAATAATAATTGATTGTATAGCATCATCAACTAACTCTTGAACTGTCAAGTAAGACTTGCGTTGATATAATCTTGCTACTTGGTTTCTAAATCTATTTTTGAAGTTATCCCAATCTTCGCCTGATGTTCTTAATGAATCTGAGATGTTTACTTTATCACTGGCATATAGAGCATCATGAACAATACTTAAATCATTGTAAATAAATATTTCACCACCAAAATAATGTTGTTTGTTAATTGCTTCATAATTATTAACACCAAACACTTCTCCTTCGAATCCAGGAGTTGAACTTATTATATCTTTCCAATGAGCAATTGTTTCACTCATTGTAAAGTCAGTTACTACTTCATTGTTTGCGTTGTGCTTTAATGTATTCGGTATAGATGAATTAGTGGTTCTGTTTGCATTGTTGCTGCTTGCGTATTTTAAATCAACAATGTCGCCTACATTTAATTTTTCTTTTGGTATAACAATTGTATCTGCATTAATTGTATAATTGTCTGCACTTAAAAGTTTGCCATTGACTTCTACTGTATGCTGAATACTATCATAGTAATCAAGTGGTATAATTGTATAGTCATTTGTTAATGTTGCATCTGCTGGATCAATAATAATTTTGCTACTGTATGTAGTAAGTGCTAAGGTAATATCATTTCCACTTCTTGTTACAGTTACACCTGCTTGTGGAGTTGTTTCAATGTCAACGCCTGCTACAGTTTTAAATCTAACATCACCAGTTTTTAATAAGTTGTTAAACACAATAGGTATATCTTTACCTACATATATGTTTGTATGATCTACATTTGTTTTGTCTAAGTAAACACCGTTTTGTATTTCTGTTACTACACATCTGTTATCTTGTTGATGTAACACAACACGTCTATCTGCTCTCCATGAGCTGTGTCCAGTTTTAATTGTAAAGTCTGAACTTACACTATCTACATCATGTGTTACTAATGTTTTTGCTCCACTAATTTCTTCACTTTGTCTATATAAATTAGTTAGTTTACCATTTAGTTTAAATAACTTCTGTCCTAATACATGTCTACGTTGATTTCTGTCTCTATTAAAATTTGATGTAATGCTCTGTGCATATGTTTCAGTAAACAAATAATTTTCAAATTGATACTCGCCAATTCCATTAACATCCTTGTATGATAGTGCTATTCCTAATTCAGCATCAGGTATGCCTGATCCTATTTTATAATTAAAGATCCTGCTACCAGTAAAGAACGAACCTTGTAGTGTTTCTATAGGTGTGCCGTCAATTGTGTAAAGTTTGAATAATGGCATTTGGTTAGTTTTAAGACGTTGCTGTCCAGTTGCCCATGTTGTTCCATTAAACCATATGTCACTGTTATTCCATGCTCTATCTTCTGTATCTGGTAATGCTTCTCTAACATATGCACAATAATTTGAAGTCAATTGAATTTCAGCAACTAGCTCGTAGTTGGTATTAAGTGTCCAAGTTTTATCTGCTAACGGTCCTTCTGTAAATGCAATCCTGGTGTTATTTGGAGATACTTCAACTCTGCTTTGCCATTCTACATCATCCTTGTGTTTGAATTGAGTTTGTCCATTGACCGTTTCTAACTCGTAGTCACCGGTAGGTTTGACCATTGCATCAATTAATAACCATTGATTGTCACCTAGGTTGTTTGCTTCTGCAAAGTCATAAAGATTAAGAGTGCCATCAAATTCCATAATTGGTCTCTTGGCCATATACTTTGCATCAGTTAATGTTTTTAAATCAATGCCACCATATATTAGCTCGTCGAGCAACTGTAATGTTTTAATGTTTGTCCATTTATTATTTCTGCTCCATGCAGTTTTAAGTGAACTATCTGTTTCTATAACTTGATAATCTTTTTCTGTAAACACTACTGTAGACTTATCCCAATTTAAAATATCAAATCCTGATAGTCTATCTTTATATTTTGCTAAAACTTCTTCACTTGTGCCTGGAACAATACGCTGATATACTTTTTGATTTCCATTTGGCTGAACTGCTTCTACTAATTTTGTTAATCCAACATCACCTGTTACGTTATCTACAGTTGTGTAATATATCTCACTAAACTCAAGTGAGTTTGTTATACTAGTCCATTCCTCAGCAAACATAACTAGTTCACCCTCGATCCATTGATTTTTATTTGAATCCTCCGATGGGAAAGTAAAGCCATCAAATATAGGTAGACGATTAGCATCAGCGTTGTAATAATCAATCATTGCAATCGGATGATACATATTAGCGTCTGTCCATAGTTTACTTTGTTGATTGGGTTGCACTGTGAATACTTTACTCTTGTCCCATATGCCACCAACTGTTACTGTAGTCTTTGTTGTATCAGGATAAGTTGTTGAGTTGGTTCTCCAATCATATAATTTAAATAATTTAATGCTCCTGCCCGTTCCAGTTATAAGATATGTTCCTTCGTGTGCATCTGTATGCCAGCCATCACCTACAAATTTGATAATCAGTTGATCTGCCATTTCAAATGTATTGTTGTTATCAGTAACTATATAAGATAATTGTTCAGCTGATAAGTCTAAAGGATTAACTACACTAGTGAATCCTGCATTGTTTCCATTGTTGGTATAAATTGATCCTGTGTCACCGCTTGGTTGCCAAGTTTTGATATTATTATCCCATTGGTAAGTCTTAGTGTTTATTCCATCGTTAAGTGCAAAATAATCACCATGTGCCGGACTTGCTGGGTATTCTGATCCTGATGTAACAGATCCTACAGTTGCTGCGTCAAGGGTTCTAATACTTTCATATGTGGGCATTTGATCAACCCATGCATAGTTTTGATAGTTTACAAACTTATCTATAGTAATTGGGGGTCTATAACTGTATGATTTTGTTGCGTATGCTGTGTTATAATTATATTCAGAGAAGTTTGTGTTAATTGCATTTGCAATATCGCTCATTGCAATTGTATCTGTTATTGTGTTATCTTTATCAGTAACTACAATTGCTGAACTCAAATTTGCATTATCTAAATAAACATCATTTGTATATCTGTTTTTGCCAGATTGATCTCCAATGTAGCCTTCTACATTTGTTAGGTTACCTTTTGAGATCATTTGATCTAATGTGCTATCTAACCATTTTTTATTTACGTCGGTATTAAAAACCTGAGGTAATAAATTAGATGCTTTTGTGATTGGAGTATTATAACTTCCTGCTTTTTTCTTAGCCATTAAATCTTATCCTAATTTGTTTTTGTAACAACGTTACTAACGATATCAATATCGTCAATGCTTACATCTGGTATAAACATCTCATCAATGTTTGGTGTAATTTCAAACAGTTCACCAAATACACTAGAAGCTCCATGCGGTATGATAGTAAAACTACTTATTGACATTGATAATTGCTTATGAACGTATGCTGCTAATTCTGTGAAGTAAAATGTTTCTCCAAAACTCCAATTGCCCACATCAAAGAATTCATTAATTGCTTTGACTACGTTTGTTCTAATTTCACTGTCAACTACATTACTACCTTTTACTTTAACTACGTTAAATGTTGCACGTAATGATGAATGTGCTGTTGGACCAAATAGTGTTTTGTATTTTACTGGTTTGTATAATATAGTATCACTTGTAACTTTTTGTTTTTCAATTTCTGTAAAACTACTGGCCAATGCATTACTTGTTGGTGGCAATGGTTGCTCACCTGTGTTTGTCATTAACCAATTTCTATAATTAGTATCGTATGCTTTGTCCAACACATAAACATCTATAATGTTTGTGTAACTAGGATCTACAATTTCTCTATCTGCTGCAATATGACGCCATTCAAAATTTAATTTATCTCTACCAGTTTTAAATACACCGTCAGTAACTTCAACTGTTTGAGCAACTCCGCCAACTGTAACTATTTCAGTAAATACCAATGGGTTATCTGGTCTACTGTCTGCGTTACCATCAACTAAAGATAAGAACACATGTGATGCATCAATTACACCATTTGAATCTTGTTCTATTCCACTAATATGCATTTGTCCATTATATTTTGCAACTGTGTCTAGTTCTGGTGTATCACCTCTAACAACTGTATCAAATGACATGTTTATTGTATCTTTTGCTTTTTTCTTTGTAAGTGAATCTAGTCCACTATTTAAACTAACGTTTGTAAATGCAACACTATCGCTTTCAAAAACATATTGTGTTGTTCTAGTATAGATGTTATATCTTCCATTATCAAAGCTAAAATAAATTAACCATGTAGACTTATCGTAAGATCCAGGAGTTGCATTATATGTTCCTGGGTCGCTGTCTAATTCCCAACTTTGATTTTGATAATCATATGTAAGAGCAAATGTTCTCTTTGCTTCTATGTATGTTGTAATAATATTTGATTCTTTTGTCTTGAACAAACGTGGGAATGCTGGAACAATAACGTCAATTGTGCTTTCTTTAGGAACATATGTATCTAATGTAATTGCTCCTAATCCGTTTGATCTTAGTCCACTTGCTTCACCAAGTTGAACACCTGTTCTATCTATTCCAAGTCCATAAGCAAATACGTTTAATACTTTAGACCAAACATATGTTCCGTCTGCTTTAGTAAATTTAATTAAAGCACCTACTCTTACTTGATTCAGATAAGAAGTAGAAGTTTTTCCAACTCTCTGAACTGCGTTATTGCCAGTCATTTTAAAAAATCCTGTGTTGGCATTATATAGATTAGTTCCTGGTGGGTTCCAAGTAAATGTTTCTGCTGGATTATTTAATGTAGCTTTTAAATTGTTAAATGCTGATGAATATTTTGTATAGTAGAGATTAATTAAATCAAAATCTGATAACTGTGGCTTTACATATTTTTCAAATATATAGTCTTTGTTCTGTCCTATAACTGTGGTTTTACTTTTAACTGTATCGTTTTCATATATAATACCATCTGTGCCGTTTAATAATAAGTTACTATATTCACCAGTTGGATCTGTGAAGTCAACATATCTACTATGGCCACTAAATGTTCTATTAACACTTTTAACTTTAACTACACTTGATGTTTGATAACCAAGTATTGTGTTATAGTCATTTGCTGTAACTAGTCTGTCTTGGCTTGCATATGCCATTGGTGCATTTTGTTTAATGCTGTCTAAACTTTCGTTTGAGCTTGCATTAGTAATGCTTGTTTTTAATTGTAGTGTGAACTGAGCTGAATAATTATTACCGTCAAGTCCTTGATATTCAACTGTAATTTTTTTGTTTGTTAAATCATCTGGTCTAACTACATATGATTGATTTTTACTTACACGATACCATACACGTATAATTCCTTTTGGCGCATTACCAAATGTTTGGTCTGCAAAGTTAATAGATACTTGATTGTTTTTACGTGTCTTAACTGAGTATATATCTCTGTTTGATGCAACTACTCCGTTGTATGATGTATTTGCATACGCAGCCACATTCTTTACATTAGTCCAGTCTTTAATCAAACTACCGTCTGAGTTAATAGTTTGAACCCATACGTCACTGTTATTAATATTTTCAACATTAATATCTATAGTTTGGTTATCAATTGGATCTGTAATTTGCACATCTTTAAATGCAAGTGATCCTTCTTTAACTCCAAAAAAGAATCCTGTATCTTTGTTAGACAATCCCAATCCATTGTTTTTATAATATAATCCAAATGCATTGGAAGGGTTTGGTGATTTTTCGTGAACACTATTATCTGTATAATCTATACTTACAATATTATATGTAGAAGATTTACCATTAGCAATACCAGTTATATCAAATTTAATTTGGTTTGCTGTATTATTTAATTCGTAAAACTGTTGTGTAGTGTTGCCTACTGAAGTTTGTTTCTTTGGGCTACCATACTGATTACCAAATTGCAATACACTATTCATTACAGAAATAAAATCATCTAAGTTATTTGCATTACTTGTTGATTCAAATTTAATATCTTGTCCACCCAAACTTGTTCCTGCACTACCAATTACAGCCTCGTTTGTTTTTACACTAATTACTTTCATTTCACCAAACGCTGACACGTTGCGTCTTGGAGTGTAACCAATAAATTCTGCTAATTTATAAACACTTTCTTGTCTTTCAGCTGTGCTTAAGAAGTTATTGCGAGAGTTAAGATCAACTCTAAATGCTAAGTTGTGTCCCATTTGTGCTACTACGTCAAGTAGTGCAACAAATTCTGAACTTTCAATCCAGTCATTGTAATTTTCTGGATATGTGTTTCTTACATACTCAACCATTGCGGTGCGAATAGTATCATAATCAAATGCTTGTAAATTAGCATTGATATATGATTCATACACTGCTACATAGTCTTCAGCTGCAAAAAGTTTTGATTGTCTAATATTCTGTGCCATAATTAAAATTGTGCCTGTTCTGTGGAATCACTGTCAAATTTAAGCTGCAAATCTGTTGCAGTTGTTGTTGGTAGATATATTAATTTGACTGTTACTGTTACTGAATGGTCATCTTGCGAAACAACTATCTCATTCTCGTCTAATTCAAACCGTGGATCATATGATACAATTTGATAAACTTCTTCGTCTATTGCTTCTATTGTTGCATCGTCTAACGGTTGGAAAACATAATTAAGTAAGTTACTGCCAAATTCCGGGTTTGTCCATTTTTCTCCTTTACGGATATGAAAATGATTCATCAGGTCACGTTTAGCTAATTCTAGATCTTGTAATCTTAGACTTGCGTTCTGTTGATTTATTGTTGTGTAGCCTACTATACTGTTCATACAAGTATTTATCTAATTCATTATCGGCTAATATAATGATTATACAATTGTAACTTTTTCTGCAATATGTAGCTTATCCTCTGGCCAATTAATATAATCTTGCCATGCGGCATCAGGAATATGTAGATTATGTAGTCTACTTGCTCCATTAATTTGATACCAGCTGGGCCTTATAGGTTCTTTTATTGGTTTAGGATATAGCTTATCTGCTTTCTTAACATTACAAGGACCACATGCAGTAACCGTATTTTCCCATGTTAGTCTTCCACCCTTTGACTTTGGAACAACATGATCAATTGTTAATTCGTTGTAATGAAACATGTCGCTGCAGTATTGACAACAATAATGATCACGCAGGTATACATTTCTGCGTGTATATTTTGCTTTGCTTGGATTTCTATGATATGTATTCATCATAATAACACTAGGCAACGGTATGGCTGTAGTTGGCGTATGTAAAAATTTACCTTCGTAATTTTTAACTACTCGAACTTTACTACTCCACATTGCCTTAATGGCAGTTTGCCAACTTACGGTGCTCAGCGGGTGTAAACTTAAAGGTCTTGCATCTGCGTTTAAAAGTAATACACTAGCATGCATATTAAGTTCCTTTATCTATTTAATTTGGAGGATAGTATCCGTTGTCTCGATTCTGCCATGTTAGGCAAAAACCTTTTTGTTTCAGCATAGTAAATATATTCTGCTTGTGCTCGGCTTTTATCGTCTAACATTCTTCTTGGGTATCTATTTGCTATTTCTTGTATGCCTTGTTTCTTAATTAACGATCTATCTTTAAATATACCGTAATCAGCAAGCATAATAACTTTTGCTTCTAATTGTCGTTGAATACGATCAACTCCACTGTTGGTCATAGCAGTTGCTACATATTGCCATTCTCTATTTTTTACATGATCGTATAATTGAAATGTTCTTATTTCAGATCCTACTCTTGTCCAATCTCCAGTAAGAAAATACATACTTACCATACCATCATATTGACTTTGGGTTAGCGAGTCTAATACAAATACTTCTTTAAACCTTCGTTCGGCGCTTTTAAATTTTTTGATCCATTTATTAAATGCCTGGTCTTCAGTGAGACCTTCGCTGTCAATACCATCTGTTAAATTATATCCAATTCTTATAGTATTGTCAACACTTTTATATGCATAGCCTTTCCATCCAATATTTCTTAACATTAAGTTAATCATTGCTGGACTTGTTTCTAAATTCTTTATAGGCACAATTGTTGTGGCCAAAGATGTGTCAATCACTGGAAATAAATCAAACGGTAGTAAGTCGTCTTTTGTTATTGTATTGGGTAAGGTGTATATTCCCATTATCCAGTATTTCCTTTTCCAGTTTCAATTTTTTCTCTAACAGCAACTACGCCTTTCCACGGATGGTGTTCAGGAACTCTACTATTAATACTTGATGTTACGTTTGTATTTACTGTTTGTGCCTGCACTGCTGGCTTGCTTGTTTCACCAGGAGCTGGCCCGTTTATATCTACACGACCTGCTTGCAAATAATAATTTGGTCCTGCTGTTATATTAATGTTTCCATTAGCGTTATTATTAAGATCGATAGCACTATACACATCAATTGAGCCAACACTACTTTCCAGTTTAAGACCTTCTGATCCACTGCTCTTAATATTAACTCCTTGTTCTGCTTGCATATTAATAGATCCCTTTGCATGAACATTGTAATCTCCATCTGTTGCTATACTAACTCCGCCTTCACTGTAAACATCTACTCGGCCTTCTGCATCCATTTCAACCCAACTGTTACCTGCTTTGTTGCTAATGAATATAAAGCCATCAGTGTCGTCTAGCAAAATCTGATTGCCAGAACTGGTTCTAATTCTAATATTATCATTTTCTTCGTGATCGTCCATACTTATTGTATGTCCCATCTTAGAAGTGAAGCCAAATACTTTACTTGGACTTTCACGTCTTGCACCACTCTGACTATGCCCTCTGGCATAATCTTCTGTTAAGCCTGCATCAGTTAACTGATTAAGTTGTTTACTTTTGGCTGCTCTTGTTACTGCATCACCTTTGTCGTGTGGATTCTTTTCTGTGCCTTGAGATAATATTATCTCACCGCCTGCACCATAAGCCTCACCACTAGCATTACCTCCCATGGTTGCGTTTCTATCCTTCGGAGGAAGATAGCCCAAGAAAAAGCCTTGTTCCATTGTTCCTGTAAATCCAACTAAGATATTTGAACCAACTGCTGGTGGCTGAGGCCACATGCCATATGTAATTGGTGAGCCTTCTTCTATTTCTGGGTTATCAGCTGAAGCTTTGATTTCTGTGTTGCCACCAAACGGTGTTGTCAATAATACTGTGCGTTTTGAAGCAGCTCCAAATTCTGGAATTTTAACAGTTACTCTGCCGTTGTGTTGAGCGTCACCATCGTTTATAACTTCTGCAATGTATATGCCATTGAGGTTATTAATATTATAACCTTGTGTTGCTTGGGCAGATTTGGCGACCTGCACTCCAACAGTTTTAAATCCTGATCCTTGTGTTACGCCCATGGTTCTATCTCCAAATTAATTAATGTATCAAGTAATAAAAATGTTGAGCTATTTTGTTCTCTATATGTTTGAATAGTTTGTGTAAACTGTCCTTGTTGAAATTTACTTGATACTTCTGTTATTTTATATATACCAGTAGTTATCATATCTATAGGACCTCTTTTTTGGCGCACTAATAAATCTTCTGGGTTAGGTTGATAGTTTATAAATGCCATATATATTGCTTGTGCTGATGAACTAAAAATATCTTCTTGTCCATTACCTAAAAAGATTGGATCACCTCTTACTTCAATTTTTAAGTTTTGAGTATCAATTTGTCGTGATGCATGATTAATCAATGCCAAATTTGCTATCTTGTCTACAGTTGTTGTTTCGTTAACTTGTTGTTCAGTTGGTCCAACTGGTTGCACTTTAAATACTGGACTTTGTCTTAGGTTATACTTTTGTATAGGTAGTTCACTTAAATAGGTAACCGAAGCCCCGGGTGCCGTAGACACTGGATTAGCGTCATTATTAGGAGTAAGGTTTGTCATTTCTGCGGCTTCTAGATTCGCTTCGAACATATTATTGTTATCTGCATGATATATTGCTGCCATAGGTGCTAGTGCATTATAAAATGTGCTGTGTAATTGTAAGTCAATATCAAACACTTCTGTATTTTCGCCTGAGTATTGATATGTATATTTTTTAACAAGGTTAGGCAAAATACTTTCCTTAAATCTTTCTGCTTGAATTGATGCAGAATTTTGCATCTGTTCGATTGTCTGTCCATTCGGTGGAATAATATCATCATGCCTTCTCATGCCAATATTTAATGTTATTATTTTATGTTGGGTGTTTAACTCTTTATCAACTACTGCTACTAACTGTTGTGTAGGCTGAACAAAAACTTCGTATGCTACACCTTTCTCAATTGCCTGACTATTATATTTTGCATATGTAGGAACGTTAGCTGCAATTAAATCTCTAATTTTTGCACAGAGTTGTGTGTGATTGTTTAATGTTATTCCTCTTGTTCCTAATTCTTCAAGTGATTCACTTTGTCCACCAGATGTAGAACTGTCAGTAGTTCCAGCCCATGGTGCAGATGTTAAATCAAATGATTCTAGTCCAAGAAAGTCTAGTGCTTGAATGTTAACAGTTGATGTGAAGTTTACTTTGTATCTGATTGGTGTACCGTTTACATTTGATGGATGGCCTGATGCTTGAATTTGTTTTGCATTATCATTTAATGCAATCTCTAGTTGTTCGCCAAATGTTTTTACAGTTGTTACATTCTCTACTGTTACATCTGTTGCTGTTACTAGATCTGGTAATGCACTGCCTGTTGCTGTGGCCATATCAAAGAAATACTTTGCGCCTGCTTCACCAAGAGATCCAGTTACTCCATTTATTTTTAATGGGTATAGAAATGTATTTGGAAATTTTTTACTTGCACCGGTGCGGCCATCTCGTCCTATAAATTCTAAAGTCATTACAAACTTTAAATTACCAATATTTCCTGCTTCACCTAATTGATCACCTACAGTTAATAACCGATCAATTAGTCCAAATCCAAGTGGTTCTAATAAATCAAATGTCATAGCTGTAGGAATTGCATGTCCAGTTTTTAAAGTACCGGTTATTGTTGTTATCATTACGTTTTGAACTGCATAAGCGCCTTCTACTCCATCTTCTGCAATAATAACTGCCTGGCCGTTTGTGACTGCTGATTCGTTGAAAGTGCCACGCACTGCTTGGTTGTATACATCAGTTGATACAACATAGAACGTAAATTTATATGTGCCAGATGCTACTGAATTGAGCCAATTGTCTTTTAACATTATGTAAACCTTGTCGGTACTTGAATAGTCTTTCCTGCCTCAAAATCAAAGATAGGATCATTTAGGTCATCTTGGTTAACCATTGCAAACACCCACCAAAGTTTAGAATTGCTATAAAGGTCGTTTGCTAGTGTATCAGGACGTTGATGATACTTGTTTTCTATTGTATATGGTTCTGTTGCAAGCTCTGATATTTCTGCAACTGTAGGTTCCCATATTCCTAAATATTTTTTATCTTCAATTGGAGTTGATCTATATGAACTATCTCTTCTATATTCAGTATCCATTAGTTAAATCCTCCTAATAAATTACCTTTTGAGAAGGTATCAATATTAAATTGATCTCTAACTGTAGCTGGTGATATTTGCACCGATAGTTCAACTGCTAACAATAACATAGTGGGAATTATTCCATTTGCTGTTTCAACATAGTTGACATCTTCTGGCATTGTGTAGTTCATACTTCTAATTACAACTGGTGTTGCCTTGGCGTGCAAGGCGTTACGACTGTATGCTCTTAGATTTAAAATAGGTGGCGGAGTTCCTGCGCCTTTGCCTCGTCGTTGTCTTCCATAGTCCATTTTAGTGCATGTTTTTAAAAACTGTATTGCTGCTGCTGTGTGTTCTGCTTCTTGTATATCATTTGCTGTAAAGTTTGCTGTAATACTTATGCTAGGACTTGCTGTTGATATATAATATTGAGGCTGGTATATTGTATGTGTAATATCATACGTTCCATAGTTAGCTGCGTGTCCTACTTGTAGTGTAGGTGTGTAAGGAAATACTAATCCACCATCTGCTGACAGTGGAGAAAGTGCGCCTTCTAATGGAAATGGGTTGCCAGGTTTTACTTTGAGAGATACTGTTCCATGAAATGATTTTTTGTTATTGTTAGTGGAATTTGGAATTCCCGATAGACCTTTACTGCTCACGTTAATCTCTCCTCAATGAATCTAAATATCTTTTCATCAAACTTTCCAAAAAACTTTGTGAATTCTTTTTGTTTTGCTTCCGGTGTGGCGTTACCTGCCATTGCTGCTCGGAAGTCACTTGCACTCATTCCACCTTGCATTAGTGGTGCTTCATAATAATATATCATTTCACTTTGAGGCTTTATATCTTTTAGGTTGTCTGGTAGCTTTTGAACATTTGCCGATCCACCCAAGCGTCCTGCATCTTTGGCACCAAACACCAACACAATACCGGTTGTGTTGTTGTCTCTACCCACTGTAGATGGTTCGCTTCTGTATGGATTGCTGTTCACAATCTTGTCTGCTGGTATGCCAAACATTGTAGACATGATGCTTTTCTTCTCATCAAACGTAAACGGATCATCACTGTAGTTGCCTGCAGCGTGTGCCTTTGTAGCTTTTTGACTAAATGTAGTAGCGATAAATACGTTATCCGCACCAAACTTACCTACTAGATGTTGATATACATCTCGGTGTCCTTGGTGCATAGGTTGGAAACGACCACCGTAAAATACTGCAATGCTACCTACGTCTTCTTTAATTTGTATAATTTCATTAATAATCATGTCTATTCTCCATTAGTATTTATGACTTGCAAAAACCGGTTGACTTTTACACACATTCAGTTATAATAGTATTCAACAGAGGAATAAATTATGGCAAGAGCACCAAAACAGTTTTACTTAACAAACAAAGAGTTGTTAAAAGAAATACATAAATCTAAAATGTCCTATTGTTATGTTAACGATGAGCAATATGCAGAGTATGATCTGATTGTTGAATCGTTTGATGACATTACACCAGAAGCAGTTGAAGAAGCAAAGCAATCACGTGCAACACGTTTACAAAAGAATGCACACATTGCCGAAGTTGCTAGATGGGAAAAAGGCTTAACTGGTAAGAAAACAAAGCCACGTGTGGCAGACTTTTTAGTTGAAGTAGATACAATCAAAGACACTGACATTGTTATTCGTGTAATGACATTTGATCATGTGCCATTAGAGAATCGCAAGAATAAACCCAAAACCGAAGCGGACTTACATTCAAAATGTAACTTCCCTCCATTTAAGCATTATGCTTATAAAGAAGGAGAACTTAAAGAAGTTGCACGTAGTCATTGGGAAGGCGGATTAGATAATGGTTACTTTAACACTACACACGGCAGCACAACAAATCAACTAGGCGGAATGTATATTAAGTTATGTGAACGTTACAGTATGCGAGGCAACTGGCGTGGATACACTTATGTAGATGAGATGCGTGGACAAGCATTAGTTCAACTTAGTCAAATTGGCTTACAGTTTAATGAGTTTAAATCACAAAATCCATTTGCATATTATACCGCAGCAATTAACAATAGCTTTACCAGAGTTTTAAATTTAGAAAAGCGTAGTCAAAATATCAGAGACGACTTACTAGAAGAAGCCGGACTTAATCCAAGTCACACTAGAACATTTAATGCTGAATGGGAAGGCAAAGAGAAAAAAGAGATTGAGAAGATTAGGCAAATGAACGCCGAAAACGCCGCATCTAAAAAATAAAAAGAGGTAACACTAAGTATGCTATTTGATAAAGCAGTAATATTCACTGACATTCATTTAGGTAATAAAAACAATTCACGGTTACATAATCAAGACTGTGAAGATTTTATTATATGGATGATTGATGAAGCACACAAAAGAGGAATTAAAAAATGTTTCTT